TAAATAATACTCTTGGTATGTTTCAAGAGTTCTTCTTTCTTCTTTAACCATTTTATCTGCAGACTTAGGATTCTTCCTAGGTTCTGGATCACCATTAGCATCTAGCTTTGTGATCAAATGGAATTGATCTTTCTTATTCTTACCGATAACAGCCAAAACTTTTAGCTGTGAATCAAAGATACATTCTACAAATGGACAGTCTTCCGTTGCAGGAATCATTTTAAACGTCTGGTTGTTCTTCCAACTAGACGTAAATAACATCATATTATTCATGTTGGTTTTTTAAAGGTGCTGGAACAAAGATATAGATTTAATCTCTGCCTTCAAATTTTCTTTCTCTAAATCTGGCTTTGAACATAACTCCCCAACATCACGTAAGATTTTCTCACTGACATTCAGTAGGTTAGCATATTGCTCATAATAAATTTCGGGATTTAGATAGCTGTTTATCTGATGATAATTAGACTTGTTTGCCATAAAAAACTTTAGGATTTTATTCTTAGTGTCAGCAGTCATAGTTGAATACTTACCTGTAAGAAACTTATCCCAGTCTTGTGTGTACTCAGTCATATCAAAAACATAAACACCCTCGTCATCTACAGTTTCATAGTAAGAATGAAATAACTTATTGCTTGTAAGTTTATTCTTTTCAAACCTTCTAAATACATCATCATCTCGTAGATGATATACACAGACAAATTTCATGTCTTCAGGAGCATGCTGACCGGTCCAACTGACATAACTCTCAATTGGAACAGCCTCTGACCCTTTTCTAATATCCAAAAGCGGATACAAAAACAACCTAGACTTTTGAATATACTCTTTATGCAGTTTAGTTATCATGTTTATAGGGTGATTTTACCTGTTGCAAACTCATGAGGTAAAGCATAATATCGATTGTCATAATGATATCTAGCTACTTCAAGCTTGCTCTTAAGTTTTTCTCTCCATAATAACATAGTATTTTTTTCAACATCAAACACATAAACCTGCTGATATTTATCGATTACTAGGAAACTAAAGCTGATCTCTGATGGGTCAATCTGCTTTGTGCAAGATACAAGCTCAACATACATCGCTGCCTGCATCCAGTAGTTATAGTACTCAACTGTATCTGCAAAATCACTAATAGTCTTACTAGTAGTTTTAAGGTCGCAAACTGTAATCTTAGAATCCTTTGTTATAATTCTATCTACAATACCTTTAATACCAAAAGGATAATCACTAATAGTACAGTTTAACATGACCTCGCTTTCTACATAGTCACCAGATAAAGTATCCATAGCCATCTGATTACTTCTAATAATCTCTACTGAATTCTTTGCCCTAGTGTACATATCCTCATCAATAACATCCTTACCAGATCTATTCTTCAGGAACTCAAAATAACTTATGGCGTCATCCGTCAGGATTTTTTCTATTCTCTGCTCATCCGTTTTAAGTCTCTGATGAAAATTAACATCTTTAAGGATGTCAAGTATCTCACTCTGAAAACTTGACATTGATTCATCTGTACGTCTTTGTTCTACAGCACTTCTAAATAAACGATCTATTACCTGTTTGGTTGGACCTGTAGGTACAGACCCAGAAGCAAGAACAAATTGCTTATCAAATGATTCTGCATCAAGCAGAAGGCAGTGCAATAGCCTGCCCTCTACAAGATGCGTATCTGTTCTTTCCTCCTGTTGGTTTAGAATGTAATGCTTATAGAATATAGACGGTGAATACAATAACTTATTTAATCCAGAGTAACTGAAGTGAAACTTGTTCTCGTAAAATCTATCTTCTGCTTGTGGATCAAACATCTACTTCCTCTTTTTTGGTTAACATGTACTCCTCGTATGGAATTATTTTAATGTCCACACTTAACACATTATGCTTCTCAACCTCTTCGATTATATGATAATCTTTTACCTTATTGATAATCTTTTCAGCTAATTCGTTATAGATTTCTTCAGTGAGGCATCCGTTTTCTTTAAACATTGCTACTGCTTCTACATTAGAGACATGCTGCATATGACCAACTGCTGCTATAAAAGTCTTATGCGCTTTAGTATTACGATGTTTGTAATAGGTAATAGCATAATTTATATCTTTTAGTAGCTTCCATATGTAATAAGAAGATGGGACTATGTCACAGTTATATAACATGTTCATTGCCACAGACTTATCTTCGTCACTACCTCTAAGCATCATGGCTAATGTATCATGTATGTCACTATCTATAGTAACTTTATCTATACCCTTGAACAAACTATTTACACTAACAACCGGAAGTTTTCTAGACAGCATGTTGTATAGAATAAATACACCATCATCTGTGATATAAAACTTTCTACGTTGATTAGCATACATTGTCCAGTCTTCATACCTGCTGTTGATTTCACTAGTATACATTACAGAGGTTTGCTGATTAAGACGATCAGCTGTAACTCCAGCTCTAGATGACATGAAGTTTATGAATTGATTCTTAAGATCAATACCACAATTATCAAACTCTAGCATATAACCATGGCCGTCTACTAGCAGTGCTCTAGAATCTACAGAAATCTCATAGATTGAGTTATACTCTGAGATATGATCATTACCAATAACAAAACTTGCATTACTGATATCATTGGTGATTTTCAAATCATATCTCTTACAGATCTCTTTTATGTCATCCTTCTTTAGATTATTCTTCGGCAGGATAAAACCTTTGGCACCCTTAGGTATACTGGTTATATCCGTATACGCAGTAAACATTTTAACTATCTTACTATAATTATCCTCACTAAGGAAATGGATATTATAGTGCATGCCGGGTCTAACCATAATGCTAGACCCTTCAATAAACTTTAATCTACCTAATTGTTCTTCTGTTAATTTTATGCTTCTCTGCATACGTTATTATTTTACGGCCATTTTAACAATTTCAGCATCCATCATAAGCTTAGTAAATTTGGTTTTGTTACCGTTAATTACATTCTTAATGATGTGATATTTAATGTCATTAGTAAATACATCTGACGTTACAATATTCTTTACACGCTCCAGTATCTTATCAGTCACTTGTTCTGTATTACTATAGTTAACAGTATAGTTAATAAGACGAGTGGCTAGAACACTTGCAATGTCAGCACGATAATTAGCACCTGTTCCAATTGTTTCATGCAACTCAGACTTTACATTATCCCAGTTCTGATTCAAGAGAACCTGATTAGGAGAAATCATCTTGTCAAGTCTGTTATTGATAAACATGGTAAACATTGTACCGAATGTCTCACCTACAGAACCTTCTGCAATAAATTGAATCATTGGAAGATTGTTCTCAAAAGAATCAAAGCTGCTAATAGAGTTAAAGAATGTAGTAATACTACGAGCATTAGTCTCCTTAGTAACAAGCTCTGGATGTAACAGTAAGAAGTTGATACAACGGCTATCTAGGTTTGCAGACTCTGCCCATTTTGCCCAGCAGTCAATATCAAACTTAAGATTAGCTGTAATGAAACGAGTCTTTTGTGCAACGTCAATAGATGTTACATTGTAATCACCATTATCAGGATTCGTAGTCAAGATAATGTGCCAGTCTTTTGGAAGCTTCCATGAGATGTATTCTTGACGGTCAATCAAATCCATACAAGCTTGTAAGAATCTAGAGTCAGCACGAGTATAGTCATCTAAGATAAGAATACCGCCATCACCTTTACCTTGAATCCATTCAGGAGCAGCATGAGTCATTCTCTTCTCACCTGTTGGTATATATTTGTTCTGAATATACAGAGGCAAAGTATTCTCAGGAACCCATTTAGTTACTTCATCTTTCTTAATCTCAAATTCTTTCATTGGAAAACCTGTGAGGTCACCAATCTCTTCGATCTGTGCAAGATTCAACTTTACAACATGCAGACCTAGTGACTTACCTATCTCTAGAATAGTGCTAGTCTTACCGATACCTGCCTCACCCTCAACAGCAACAGCTACTGGAATCTTTCCATTCTGCTGAAGATATCTGTTGTTGGTTACAATATGATTAACGAAACTCTTAAGTTCTGAAGTATTTAAATTTACTTGTGCCATCTTAGTTTAATTTAATTTGTGGTCCTTTTAATGATTTGTTTATGCTACCACGGGTAGATATTACCCAAAGCATTTTGCCTTTTACATTTATATCCGTATCACATTCGCCATCAGTAAGATAGACTAGACACGTATACTTTCCAGTATTTGCATTATAATATTCTAACACAGGATCAAAGCTAGTACCACCTCTTCCGTGAACTACTAATTCTTGACCCCTTCTATATTCTCCAATATAACTTATAGATGTATCACACTGTATTACTGTGATGTCACTACCCGTTTTATTAATGTGATCTATCTCATGAAAGAATTCTTTTAACTCTTTATCTGAAACAGATCCACTTGTATCAATTGCTACAAGAATATGCCGGCGTTGTTTAATTTTCAGACCTGGATTCTCTTCAAATCTTTTATTAAACTTACGTCTAAGCTTTTTGGTATATACCTTTTGAGAACCCCCAGTAAATCTTCTAAGATAACCTTTCCAATCAAACTTTGGTGGTTCTTTTACATTCAATCTTTCTAGAATACTCTTTAGTTCTCCTGGTATATTACCTCTTGACTTTTCTACCTGTTCTTTAATCTCAGATAGAACGTGTTCAGTTTGCTTTTCAATCAGTTTCTTCTCTGCATCACTAAGGTTTTCAAATTCACCCCATGATTCGTGATCAGGTATCATGTCTCCCATTTGTGTATGAGATTGACCAGAACCTTGATCATCCATCATCTGTTGAATTCTCTGACTAGATTCGCTATCAGGATTGTTATCAAGTTCATTCTTGATAAGATCATAATATGTATGCCAGCCTACCTTTTCAGGAAGATTTAACTGTACAAATGGATCTGTCTTGATTGTACAGCCACCATCTGGTAAGTTAATACCATCAATGTACTGATTAATCTCTAGATCCATTGCAATATTAGACAGCTTCTTGTCATAGCCAGGATGTTCCGAACAGATATGAAAGAATGCAATATGCAACAGCTCATGTTTTAATAGTCCGAGCTTATGGGGATCAGACAATGACCCCCAAAACTCAGGATTAATTACAAGCTGATAGTTAATATTATTTTTAGCGACACCTGCAGTAGGTACTTTATCAGACCATATCTTATTCAAACTAATGAGAAACAAACCATAGAATGGTTCTTTAAGCATTAGTTCTTTACTGGTCTTAGCTAGTGAATCTTGATGATTCATTCTTAATAGGTATTAGTTTTAAATTAAAATCACTTAGGAAACTGAATCCCCATTCCATCATGTTTCTTTTTATGGAAACCGAAAACTTATCTAGGAAATAGTCTATAGCCTCACCTGAAACATTATGATATACAATTTCATTATATAGTGAGGTATATGTAACATTGCTGTTAAAATCTATATGCCTACAGATTAAAGTTAACTGATTAACTATAGTCTCCATAAACACAGTCTGCCTACATTCTGTATTTGCTTCTTTATACATGATCAATAGATACGGCAGGTTTTGTACTACATCTATATGTCTGATTGTTTCTGTAGCAACTGTCAAGTTATCCTTGTCACTTGACTGCATCATCTTAAGAATGTTATCACAAATCTCTGGTGTTAACTTTAGTTCATTAGTCATTGATATCCAATGTTTTAAGCATCCACGGTTGTGGATTATTCATAAATAATATCCATTCTCTTGCACTTGGTATGTAACCATTGCACTCTTCTTTTACATGTTGTTCTCCAACATAACGGGTGTAAACTTTCTTGCCATCAGAATTGATGAAGGAAGCACCAAAGATTCTTTCACATTCAAATATTCCCTCGCTGTGATGACGAAATAGACGATGCATACTATGACCATACCAGGCCTTAGTTTCATCAAACCAATCATGAATGTCTGTGTAATCTTCTAGTTTACCACCCCATTTTTTGACAGAACTTTTTGCGTGTTCATGGGGATGTGCCATAATCTAAATTTCAATTTCTCCAATGATAGTTGTTAACTCTCCAGATTCACTATTAGGTTCCTCTACAAACTGGACACCTTCAATGTCCCATTCTTTTTCTTTAAAATTCATATGCAATGTACCTCTACCACCCTCATTATTATACCAATCATAACTATAGTGGCGATGGATTATACGTTCTCCAATTTTGTGTATAATATCTATAGTACGGTCGTCCCCATCTACATCAATCTCATCTCCTTCCTCGTTATAATATCTCCATTCATCTATGTCTCCACTATCTCCACCACCAGAAAAATCTACTTCTACTTTATAAATACCTGCTTCTTTTACAGCCATCATAGCTGATACAATTTCTGCGTCTGTCATTTGTTTTGCTTATAAAATTTACCAAGAATGTTTCCGTTAAGCCACCTGTCTGATTCTAAAACTTCAAATTTGAATTGATACTTTGTCTCATTGTAAGACAGTTCAGATTTAGAATAGCAGATTTTAAGGATGGATCTCTTGATAACTATACCATCCTTATGTGCTTGCTTTAAGACATCATTACTACTGTAGTAGTTCTGATATGTTGATTTACGTACACGTTTATACGTCTTCTTACGCTTATCTGTAGGCAGTGCCTTCTTGCTAAGCTTGGTTTTTACATCTGCAAAAAAGTTTTTCTTACCTATGTACGCAACAGCTTTGTTATTTATTGTTGCTTCCATAATGTATATAAAACCGATTGCACTTTCAGGAATCATCTCTTCTGTGAACACGACTCCGTTATATATCCAACTCATTTCAGTAATGTATGTTTAAGGATTGGCCTCAAGATTTTATCTACTGCATCAATACCATGAACTTTAACAGAGTCTGACAAATCTTTTTCCAGTTTAAGATGTATGCCTGGTATCTGATACAATGCGTTATACTTTGCCATTGCTTCCATTCCAACCTTATCATTATCAAGTAGAGTACAGATAGACTTATACTTTACTTTATATAGATTGATTACCTCCTTGCGGATTATACTATTCTCACTATCCGGGGCAACTACTTCTACAGGATATCCCATAGAATCTATACACATTGCATCTTTAAGAGAACTGCATATTATCAGATACGGTTTCGTAAACTGCAGCTGATCAGTACCTTGCAGATAGTCTCTGACTTTTATGAATTTATAATCTGAACTCTTGGGTCGGTATATCTTACATATCTGGTTACTTGAATTATAATAACCGTAAATATAATTACCTCTTACATCAAAGCCCGGTTTGTCAATGCAAGTAAAGGCATAGTGATCAATAGGTCTTACATTAAACTTTTCTAATGTCTCAGAACCTATATTATACTGCATCCAGTAGTTAGCATCTAGATTATTCCACGGTCTTTCTACAACAGTAGACAATTCATATTTGTTTTCCTCAACTATGGGACTGAGGAAATACCCATTCTTATTTTTCTCTAGGAAGACTGAATAGTCTTTCATTATCATATGGACGGTATCAGAATACTCTAGTTTATATAATTCAGATACTAGATTTACATCACTCCCGCCGAAGCCGGTAGAGAAATCTTTCCATTTATACTTACCGTCCCTATAATAGATAAAGAAACTAGGGTTCGTATCCTTATGATTGAATAAGGATTTCATCTTAACACTTTGACCTGTAAGCTTTTCGGTTAGCTTACAATAATATTCATATATCCAAGTAGATGGAACCTCATCTATTGATAATACTATGGATCTTGTACTAAGCATGCTGTAAAAAATTAAAGGGGACAGTTGATTCTGCCCCCTTTGTTATCTTATAAGTTAACTATTACAACTCAAAGTCATCAGCCAGAGACTTCTTAGTTGTACCCTCTCCAAAAGTTTTAACCTCTACGGTCTTGCTTTTCTTGATGTGAACTTCAGTATTGAACTTTACTACTTTACTTTTTACTTCATCGATATGAGCACCCTCATATGCTATACCATCCTTAGACCACTTTGGAAAATACAAATCATGATTAGTATAACCTGCCTTGTTCTGATACTCTTTGCCTGCAATACATACACGCAAAAACTTATTAGCAAAAGGCTTATCATAATTAAACTGATTGATTAATGAATCTACAGTATCATGCTTTTCATCTTGAGAATCTAGCCATGCAGATGACCCAGTCTCATTACATAAATTCTTAATTGCCTTTAGGATCTCCTCATCTCTTTTAATGACATTACCCTTTGGAGTTATACCATCTGCAAATGGATACTCGGTAAGCTTTACACGACCTACCTGACCATCATGACGACCCAAGCCTGGGTTATCTTTATCAATATAAAATCCTTCAAAGTCATCACCTAATGCAGGACCCTCAACATCTAGAATGATATTGAAAGCTTCCTTATTATAAGGTGTTGCCTCAAGTCGGATGTTATAAATTTTTACAGATGCATTACCCGGAGATAATGTCTTTGATACAGATGACGATGATCCGTTTTCTTTAATGTTCTTTGTACTAATCATGGTTTTAAATTTAGTCGATGAAGATTTTAGACCAGTCAACTGTTACGCTGCCGTCCTCATTAATTTTTGAAATTTCAAATTCTTTATTCTTTAGATGCGTAGGTCTTGCACCACAAGATACATCATCCTTGGTCTTGAAACTAAGAATGTTGGTATCTCCTTTTCTGTACAAATATCCGATAGCATCCGAGTGCTGCATGATAATTCTTTTAAGTTTACCTGTCAGGTCTAAATCCATTGATGTGAATTCAGCCCCGTTCTTTTCCAGCAGCACATCCTTTACGTGACCAGCAAGAATAACTCTTGGTGCCCATTTCTTAATATAAGCAATAATAGTTGAGAATGCTTCACGAAGCCAAGGATAACCAGCACCGTTAGGCATGTTAAGTATGCTACCATACTTAGCCTTACCCTCTGTAAACCAGGACTTTCCCATTGGAGATTGAGAATAAAGTTCCTCAGCAAATGGAATACAAATTTCCTCCAAAGCAGTAATTGTATCTACAGCTACATACTTATAGGGATAACCTGCATCCTTAATTGCTTTACCGATTGCTTTAATTTCATCTACATTGGCAGCACCAATCTTTAAAGCCTCAACATACTTAGAACCAGATTCTAAATCTAGGATCAAGCAATCAGGTAGATCAGCAAACAAAGTAGTCTTACCTACCTTAGGCTTACTAAAGATTACAAGATTCTCTGGACTTGATGTATCAGGCTTCTGTTTCTTTGTTGGCAATACGATTTCCATTAGCTTTTAATTATTTGATTTAGCCACTTCTTTCTGCTTACAGGTTTCTGCAACATGATTGCTGCTAAATCTCTAAGGGTTATTCTATCTAGAGGACAGTCCTCATCTGGATCCATGATCTCATCAAATGTATCAAATGTAATTATCTGAGAATCAGTATCTTCAACTTTTGTTAGAACTGCAACTGCCTCTAATTCACTAACTGGAACAAGATATCTACGGTCACTGCTATTTTCTAGCTCAACAGAATCATATTCTTCTTCCCAGTATTTATTGTATTTCCACTTATACAGGGTTCTTTCATCTGTTTCAGGTTCAAATTCTTTATTTACAAACTCCGTGTAAATATCCTGTCCTTTCTTTAACTGACTTGGAAATAAACTAACATGCAATTCAGTCTTTGTATATGGCTTGTATGCCATTGTAGGTACAAACAACGGATCATCTATACCGAGTGCCTCAAATGTTTTTTGATGATACTCTACAAGATTCTGCATCCTAGCTTTTTTATCAAGCAGGTTCTTCTTTTCTTGAGTCTTAATCATTATTTTGTATTTAAACGTTTCTCTTGTTTCGGTGGTGTCGGTATTTCTACTACACTCATGCTTTCAAAATTACCTCTGAAGAAACTCATCCTGGTATCACCATTCCTACATTTCAGGAAGTGCATTACCATAACTCTTTCATCATCAATAATATATCTTTCAGGACCGTAGTACCGAATCTTGAAATACCCTGGCCTGTTTAGACCAACAACAACGTCAGCATGCTGAAGCAAAGCATCGGCACCCATAAGATCTGAGGATAAGATATAGTTACCAGCCCTACCATCTTCATTTCTCTCTGGATTATCAATGTTT